AACAAAAGAAAGTAGTTAATAAAATCCACGGAAAAAATTTAGCTGCTGTTTTAAAAAGTATACCTTGCACGCCTTTAGTCAAGCAAACATTGGACGAATTATTTGATTTTAAAATTGGTAAGTTTGGTAAAGAGTTTGTAGACAAACTAGATGAAGGAAAACAATTTTTAATAGATCTTTCAGATAGAGTTATGACTCAATTATACGACTCTGAAGATGAAAACATTATTAAAGAACTTAGTTTGACAAACTCATATCTTCAAAAGTTAACAGCAATTATAGCTGATTATATCATGGATCCTATTGACGAAGAAGATTTAGATGAAGATGATTTGTTTGAATTATGGGGTTCTCAAGTAGATACATTTAAGAGTTACATGTATAATCCTAAAGAAGAGTTTGTTGAACATTGGCAGCTAGAAGAAAAAGCATATTTAACTTCTAGAGGATTAGAAAAAGGATTATTTTCTCTTTGCGCTTCAACAACTTCTAAAGAAAGAATTTATGAGCAATTAACTATTCAAAAACAAAAAGTTTTTGGAGATTCTGCAGTGAGTTCAAGAGTTTTTACTAGAGAAATGTCTAAACAAATGCACCTTTTACCTGAAGAGGAAGTAAAACAACAATTTAGAGAATTCTCAATACCCGGAATAAGAGAAGCAATATCTATGTCAAAAGGTGAAATAGATAGAGTAATTAAAAATCATGCACTAAATCAGATAAGAGAAATAAAAGAACAAATATTAGGAGTATATGAAGGAGAAGAAATTCCTTTCTTTAAATATGAAGTTTATTTACCTTTTGTTAAATTGAAAACAGGTCAAACAATTAAGGTAGATAAATCTTTTACTGTTAGAATAAACAAAATAGAAATATGGAATATGCTTCTTGGTACAAAATTTGATCCTGAACAACGTCCTAATATTACAGAACAAGAGTTAAAAGACATAATAATGGATCCTAATGGTAAAGTTGCTGAATATAATCAAGGCAGAAAAGATGAAAAAAGATTAAAGCATAAAGTACCAGAACTCATAAGAATATTAGGACCAGAAAGAGCTTTATGTACTATGGTTAATTACTGTAATAGACCTTATATGACTGGAAGAGGTTTGTCTAAATTTAGAGCTAAACAATTATTTTTGCGTCAAGCTAAAGAAGCTCAGAAGCAAAAAAAAAAGCAAGGTAAATAAATGAAAAAAATAATATTAGTAACTTTAATATTTAGCAATGTTTATGCACAAGGCTTTGAGTGTGATAATAACTTTGGAGATTGCGGAACGCCAGAAAGAAGTGGTGGTGGAGGCGGAGGAAAAGGATCTGTATTAATAGCAAACACAGACTTAGGCGATACATATCAAAATGCTGATGACTATGATGATGATGGAATAGAAGACTCATCTGATAATTGCATGAGAGATTACAATCCACAGCAGTTAGATTCTGATGGTGATAGTATTGGTGACATGTGTGATAATTGTTCATCTAGTTGGAATGAATTTCAAGAAGATACAGATGGTGATTTAATAGGAGACTTTTGCGATGATGATATTGACGGCGACAGTATTTTAAATTCTGCTGACGAATGTCCATATCATTGGGGAAATTCATATTGCCTAGAAGAATTAAATCTGCATCAATATAGGAACACACAAGATATTACTTATGACATCAATAATAAAACAAATATTAATGATGAAACATCAAAAAAAGAAGTAATAAATAAATATAACAATTACGATCAAAGTTGCGCTACTTACAAAAATAGAAATATAGATTTGTTGTTTGCTACTTTTTTAGTTTCTTTAATTATAGGTCTTTTGTTTCTATAACATTTTTTAAAATTAAACCATACAGCAAGAATGACGGTGCGCAAGGCAAAAAAAAACTAGATAGCTAAAAATAAATTTACAAACACAAATTTTTCATAATATATACAATTTAAATTTAAAAAGGAGTTATTATGAAAAAAGAAGATGTAATTGTTATTAAGCTATCTAGTTTTTATGCTTTATGCTTTTTTGTTCCAGCTATTTTTGAACTTATCAATTAATAGTCTGTTTTTTGTATTGATATAATTTACTAAGTTTAAGCAAGAATTAAATAAATTAAACAACCTATTATATTATTTATTTATGATAAATGTAATTTCTGCGCTTATTATAAATACTATACGAATATAAATATAATACTAGTCATTTTATTTTTTTCTTGTATGACGATCTGCTACAGAAGAAGCTGCATAAGAATCAGGCTTTAATATACAAGAAAAACCACAACCATTAATATATCCTTTTAACATTTTAGAATATATTTGTGACTCATACTTTTTGTTTAAGTTTATATCAGCATGAATCTCTATGTTGTATAAGTCGTTTTTCTTTATACTATTAGAAATGTCAATAGACATTGAAGTTTCTTTAGTTAGTCTGACGCATAGATCATAAAATTTATCGTTTTTATATTTTACTTTTTTATAGAAATATCTTCTATGATGGTTTGATAATTTACAGTCAATACATATTGCTGTTGTAAAGATAAATTGTCTGTTTCTTTTTAAAGAATCAGTTCCAATTATTATTTTATGATTTTTTATTAATGATACTTCTTTTAACAAAGAATCTATTTCTTTAATAGAAAACCATTTTTTTTCTTTTGCTGAAAACCATTTGTCATTCATTTTTATTCTTAATATATTCTTTTATTAGAAGATCTAAGGGGACAAGATCTATTTTGCCGCCCCAAGATTCTACTAAATATTTAAGTTCAATATAACTATTTTTATTATCTTCTATAATATCAAGAATTTCTTCTTTGTATTCTTGAATATTTTCAAAGATATAAATATAACTACCTTTTGAAAGACTAAATGTTTTGTCTGGGAGTTGATTAATAGAAAAGTATTTCATTGTTTACCTCCTATTATTAAATATATCTACTTTATGTTTTTACTTCTTTTTTCTAATTGCCAGCCAACATACATTTTATATCCTAACTCTGTAAATTCTTCTTCTAAAGGCGGACTTTTTATTGAGTCTATAAAGTTGTCTTTTGGCTTTACCCAAATTTTTCCAGTCTTATAGAGACTCAATGATTTAGGCGTACCATTTATATTTTCTGAACTTAAAATTGAAGTAGGCGGCAAACTAATATTTATTTTAGAATTGTCCTTAGATACTATCTGACAATTGCATGTTAATTTACTTTTGCCTCTAGTATTAAGATACTTTATAAAAACATATTTATTTTGTTTAAAAGTATAAACTAGATCTTTTGCTACTCTAACATTTAGTCTTTTATTTTTTACTTCATTAGATAGTTTTTTTATTATAAACTTTGATTCTTTACTATTTAAAGAATATTTAATCCATTTATGACTAATGTTTTCAAATTTTTTGTTAATTAAATCACGCATAACACACCAAAGGGGAAAAATGAAAGTTAAAGTAATTTGGAATTTTGAAGATACAGGATATGAAAATTTTCAATATGAAGAAGCAAGAAAAGCTGCAGGTCTTCCAAAGAAAATTAATATAAAAAATTTTGAAGAAGAAGAAGATGAAATAGAATCTTATCTTTTTGAAAATTATGGATTTGAGCCTGAAAGTTATGAAATAGATGAATGAAGAAAAAGTTAATCATCCTTCACACTATTTGAAAGATTCAGGTCATGAAGTTATTGATGTAATAGAATCTTGGGATTTAAATTTTTCTTTAGGCAATGCAATAAAATATATTGCAAGAGCAGGAAGAAAAGATGAAAAATTAAATATACAAGATTTAAATAAAGCTTCATGGTATATTAATAGAGAAATAGAAAGACTAAGCAATCTTAGTGATAATAAAATTAGTTGAAGGACACCAATCTGGCCCATAACAAACTTCAGTTACTTTATATCCACATTTTAATTGCTTTTTTAATTGACTGATGTTTTTAATTTTCTTTGATTTGCCATTGCAAATAATCCAGTAAGTCATTTTATACGATTTCATTTTGATTGTCCTTTTCTTTAAGGGCAAAAATATTGTTTACAAACATATCACCTTCTACTTTACGATTAATTTCTACAACCTTACCAAAACCTTCAGAGTTTTCTATTTGAGAAGATATTGGAGTTCCACCAAGTAATTCTAATTTTAAAGATTCTTTAAGTGACAAACTAAATTTAACTTTTGAAGCACTCAAGGGACCATTTAATCTTATTTCAAATAAAGATTCTTTATCATTAGTTTTATAATGACGGCACCAAGCAAATCCTAGTTCTTTAAAATAATCAAGATATTCTTGAGAGTTAGGATGATCTGAGTTGTTTAGTGTACTTTCAATAATATTCCAATTTCTTGCGTTAAAACTAATCTTAATCCAAGAGTTTCCTCTACCAAGATATTTTGACTTTACTTCTTGGAATAAAAGAAAATGTGATTCATCAATTTCTTTATATATCTTGTTGTAAGATTCATCTATAATTTTATTGACAAAATTTCTAACTTGACTTTTCTTTAAATCAGTGTTTAAAAACATGTCATCGATTAAGTTTAAAAAATCTTCTTTATAATTATTCATAATAAAATCCTTTCCATGGTTTATTATAAAATAAATTAAATTTTAAAACACGCAGTTATTTTCTCTTTAATACATCACCAAGTTCTTTCTTTGCATGGAAATATTTATTGTGCATTGTCTTTGTAGGTTTTATTACTATGTCTTCTTCTGAAGCTGCTCTTAATCCACCATTAATTTCACAACTAAATACAAGATAAAGTTTATCTTCATGTTTATATTCTTCAAGAACAGTTCCGTATCCATAAGAACTATTTGCATTTAGATTTTGAAACCAAGTTTTTTCACCTATATAACTCATATTTTATCCTGAAAAGTGTCCAATGTCTTGCCATCTTACTAAGAACTTAGTGTTATCTATTTTTCTTACAAGATGTATAAGAACTGTTTTGTAAGTATCTTTACATGTATTAATATCATCAACGTAAAAAGACTCACCATTTTTAATATTTGACAATTCAAATTCTGATTCTACTAAGCTTTTATTTACTTTACTAATAAAATAAACTTTATTGTTTTTAAGTTTAGATATAAAAGCACTATTAGATTTTCTAGTAAAATAAATAGTACTACCTTTGTTTACTTCTTTTGAATTCATTCTTCAATAGCTCTTTCTGATATAAGGAATAATTTAAACATTACAGTATCTTCAGTAGATGGAATTCTAAAATAAGACTCAGATGAAGCTTTGCCTTCTTCAATATTACTTGATTCTTTTAAAGTTACTTTTTCTTTTACTTCTTCTTTTTCTTTTACTATTTTTTTAGTGCTAGAAGCTTTAAATCTTTCTTCTTCGGACATTTCTAACATTAATTTATGAGGCGTATTTCCTAATAAATCAAACATATTTGCAATATTCCCTGGGATATTAATAAGATTATTTTCATGATATAACTTAGAACCATTAAATCTTATTTCAAACTGGACTATTGGCTTTTCTAAAGAGCCTAGAACTTTATAGAATCTTAACCAGTAAAATCCTGCAGAATTAGTCCAATTAGTATAATTTTTTGTATCTCTTCCTTTTTCTAAAAAAGTTTTAAGTTTGTTTTCTATAATCTTCTTTGCAGCAGATTTATGAGATATTTTAATCCAAGAGTTTCCTCTACCTTTATATCTAAGTGAATATTTCTGTTTCCAGTTTTTCATAAAACTCCTTTTAAGACATGAAGTCTTTAATGTATTTCTTTAAAGCTTTTTCTTTCATTTTTGACTCAAGCATAACATCGACTCTTTTGCCACAATTTTTGAAAGGTTTGTAGTAAAAATTAGAATGAGCAGCAGATGATCTTATAGAAGGATCTTCATACTCTTTTTTGCCGTTTGAATGGTGACACGTAGGGACAATATCACCCCACGTTTCATAAGCCATATGAAAAGCTTCATCATAAGAAGAATCTTGAGGCCCTAATTCAAAGTGATGAGAATCAAATACTATCGGCGTACCTGATATACTATATATGTTTTCATACAAAAACTTTGCTGAAAACATTGCAGCTTTGTCATCATTTTCTACAGTGAGTCTTGATTTAACACTTTCAGATAAACGGGCAAAGTTTCTGTTAAAATTATCTGCAGCAAGCATAAGATTGTTTCCACATGTAGAGCCTAAGTGAATATTTATTTTTGACCAATGATTTCTTTCTAGACCCATAAGATCAAAAAGAGAACCGTGTATTTCTAAATCTTTAATTGCATTATCAACAACATGCTTTTTTTCTGAAGCAAGGCAATTAAATTGTCCCGGGTGGAAAGAAACCCTGAGATTAGTAAACTTAGCGTATTCACCTGCAAGTTTTAAGTAAAAACAAATTTTATCATAATCAGGTAAATCTTCTAAGTTATATTCAGATGCCCAAGGAGCAATTTCTGAGGATATGCGGAATACTTTTACATTGTTTTTAAAGTTCCAGTTAAATATTGGAAGTAAGTCTTTTATGTTTTGCAATACGATTGAAGATACATAAGGAAGACCTTTTTCTAGAAAGGTCTTTTTTCTCATTGTTCTAGAATTAAAAATACCTTTTTCTCTTAAATTCATATTAATACATGCATAACCTAATTGAATCATTGTTTTTTTATCCTTTTTTATATATTATAATTTAAAAAAAATAAATTTACACGAATAGTTATTAATAAGTTTATCACAAGGAATTACAATGAATTCTTTAATTTTATTAATTGAAAAAACTATAAATAAAAACATAATATCAGAGTCCTTAGAGTATCATATAGTAAATGATCTAGGAGTAGATAGAAATATTTATAGACCTGGTTCTAAAGAATTCTTTAATTTATTTAAAGAAGTAAGAGATTTAAATAAGAAAGGACTATACAAATTAAATACTGATGAAAAGTTTTATGTACTAAATACTGACATTGGTAATTTTGGTTTATACGAAGGTGAGAATGTACCATTAGATTTTCCTATGTTTGAAGGACAAGAAGAATTACAATCTATAAATGAAAAAGCTAAAAGAAAAAGAAAAAGGAAAACTACTAGAAAAAAAAGTAAAACAACAACTCCTTCTAGCAGATTATACAAAGGAAGAAAAGTTGATTTAAATAAACCTAGAAGAGGTGGCAAGAAAAAATTCTATGTTTATGTAAGAAATCCTAAGACTGGTAAAATAATAAAAGTAGAGTGGGGTGCTAGAGGAATGTCTGTGGGTATTAGTGATCCTGCAAGAAGAAAATCATTTGCAGCAAGACATAGATGTGCAACACATGCAAACGATAAAACTAAACCAAGATATTGGGCTTGTAGAACTGGAAGATATCCACATTTAACTGGATCAAAAAAGAAGTATACTTGGTGGTGATATGAGCAATTTACCTTTTAATGAGATAATACTTGAAACAAATAGTAAATACATAAGAGTCCTAAGAGAGTTTAGTAATAATCTTGATAGCGAAGATTTATATTGGCACAAGGACAAGGAAGACAGGTTAATTAAGAAAATAAAAGGTCATGAATGGTATATACAGTTGGAAAATAATATACCCTGTTTGATCCCTGATGATTCTTTTTATTTTATACCTAAAAACACTTGGCACAGGATTTTAAATAAAAACAACACAAACCTCGTAATCGAAGTAAGGAAATTAAAATGAGAAGAAAAGATACTACTAAACTACTAAAAGAATGGAAATCTTATTTATATGAAAATAAGAATCTAGATAAAAAATTTAAAAAAGGTCAAGGAGTAATTATAAAACGTTGTTGTCCTGAATGTGAAGAATATTTAGATAAGCAAGGCATAAAAGATGGAACTAAAGGTGAGATTATTGCTGTTAATTTGCCTGATATAAAAATAGGAGAAAAAGACAAAAAATATAACACATTTTCAGTAAAAATAGGCAAAGACGACAAAATGATACCAGAAATATGTGTTCAACATTTAAAAGAAAATATCAAAGAAAAATAAACAAATGTCTGAATTAGAAAATTACATAAGGCTTGTTTTAGAAAGAGGCGATCCAAAGTACGGAACAGGAAAAAAGCCTAAAGATTCTGACAGAAGACTTTACACTGATGAGAACAGGAAAGATACAGTTAAAGTTAGTTTTAGAACTGCTAATGATATTAAAAAAACACTTGCAAAAAAAACTTTTAAAGTAAAATCTCATGCTAGGCAATCACAAATTATTAATTTAATTCAACAAAGAGTTAGAGCAGCTTATAAAAATTCAAAGAATCCTATCACAAGAAAAAGATTAAAAAGAGCTTTGGATTATGCTAATTATAAAAAAGAAGTTTCTAAAAGAAAAACTATAAGATTAAGAAAAATAAAATTATCAAAATCTAAAAAATAAGTTTTATGAAAAGTTAATAATTAATAATAGAGGATATTATGACAGATTTAAACTTATTAGAACAATTTATTAAAGAAGCTTTATTAGATGAAGCAAAAAAGAAAAAGAAAAAGTCTGCTAAAAGAAAGACTTCTAAAAAAGGGAAGAAAAAAGTTGCTAGAAAAAAGAAGAAAACTTCTAATGATAAAAAAAAATATCCCGGTAATCCTAATTATTACAAAGGTTTAACGGACGCAGAAAAAAAAATAATGGCTAGAGAAGTTAGAAAATGTTCTAAAAATCCAAAGCCAAAAGCTTGCTACAATTATCCATGGCCTGCAGAAAAAAGAATAGACAAACTAAACAAAAAGAGCAAATAACAATGAATGATAGTCTTATAAAAGAATTAATATATGAAATGATTTTGCTTGAAAGAAGAAGCAAGAAACAAACTAAAAGAAAAACAGCTGCAAGAAAGCAGAAAAAAAGCGCATCAAAAAGCAAATCTAGATCTTCAAGAAAAAAATTAAGTGCTAAGACTAGAAATACTTTGAAGAATAAAGCAAAAAAAGCAAATATGCCTTTAGGAGCTTTAACTGGAGTATATAGGAAAGGTTTAGCAGCTTGGCTTACTGGTCATAGACCCGGTATTCCACAACATCAATGGGCAATGGCAAGAGTAAACTCTTTTATAAGTGGTGGAAAAACTAGATCAATAGATAAATCAGAATGGAAAATGGTTCAAAGACATAGAGCAAGAAAAAAATAAACTATTCTTCATCTTGTTCAGAAAACATGTCTAAGATTTTTTTATAGTTTTCTTTACATTTAAATATAGAATTTAATAGCTTTTTCATTTTGATTTCCTTCTATTTTAGTTTTTCTAATGCCCAGTCAATTTCTTCTCTAACCATAACACCATATCCTTGTGCGTAAGAATAAGAAACATTAACTTTGCCAATAAATAATATTAGCTCTTCTTTAGAAAAATTAACAAGTTTATCTAGCTTAGTTAAATAGCTTAAATTTTTGCAAGAATCAAAAGCAGGCTTAAATGAATCACCAAATTCTTCAGACTTTAGTTTAAACAACCAGTTTTTAATTACTTCTCTAGAGCACTCAGATACTTCATCTAAATCTTTAGAACTTAAATATTTAATTATTCTGTGTCCTAAAAGAGGGCTGTTGTTATGATTTATTTTTAAAGTTCTTTTTTCGTTATAGAAATCTGCATCTTTTGTCTTATAAAGATAAAGACCGTCGTGATCTAATGCAATACAATATTTGCAATTTTCAAAATCAAATGACTCAAATAGTTTTTCAATGCTTCTAAAGTAAAACTTATTAACAAATTGAAAGTTTAATGTAGCAACTTTAGAATAATCATAAAAAATATTATTTTTATTTATGCCAATATTTTGATCGTTTATAAAATCATAATGTGATCTAAAGTTAACACAGAATGGTGACAGAAACTTGTTTTCATCATCAATCCATATTTTATTCATGTAATCTTCAAAAGTCTTTTCTGAATCACAATAGAAATCAATGTCTGAATATTTTAAGAAGTTGAATAATTTGTTTAGATAGAAATCATTGTTTTCATTTTGCTTAATTAGATAATTTAAAAATCTAGGAAATCCGCCTCCTATTACAAAGTTATTTGATAGTATGTCTATGATACCTAGTTTCTCAAACATACTAGTTATTTTATTGTTTATTTTTGTTCTATTGATTTCCATCTTTAGAATCCTTATAATGTAAAAAGTTTTTATCTGTTAAACATATTTTAGATTTATATAGTATTATTGCTTTTTTTGAAAAAATATCTATTACTATTACAGGTACATATTTTTCTACTTTTAATAGCATTAGCTTGTTTTTTTGTACAGTATTAACATATTTTTTGCTACAAAAAACAAGGTCACCTTTTTTCATTTTCTAGAAGTATCTTACAGTTGACCTACTGTTCCATTTGCCGTAGTGATCTTTGTATCCGTCATATTCTTTTTTTCTTTTAAATATTAAAGAGTAAAAACTTCTTTCTCTTCCTAATTTATCTGTAGACTTTCTAATAAATTTATAATCTATTATTTTGCCTCCAATATAAGCAGGTTTTTTTGAACCTTTGACAACTATTAAATCTTTTTGTTTTAAATCTTCTATTTTCTTAATTGAAATAGGCCAGTTTCCTGTAGCATATATCTGAGATTCTTCATCAAGAACTTCTATGTGGCTTTCTGTAGGAGACATTAAGCCAATTGATGGATTTTGCATAATAATCCTTTATATTAAATGTGCAATTAAAAGTAACAAATATCCAGACAACATATAAGAAAGAATCTCTTCTAATTTAATGTCATCTTTAATATTACCAAAGGCAATAATAAATATCCAAAAAGTTAAAAATAAAATCATCATTTATTTAAATACTTTACCATTAGCTCTTTGTTGTGTAAAGAACGTTTTTTTTCTACCTTTTTAACGTTCCAGTCTACGTTTTTAAGATTTAAACCGTGTATATAACCTTCTATATAATTATCTATATTTTCTTGTGAATAAGAACTATCTATATAGATTTTTATATTTTTAATTGTTAAAGAAAATTCTTGTTTATTCATTACTTAATTCCTTTTTTAAATTATAAACTTTTTCTTTTAGCTGTATACATTTATAGTGAGTAATAGCATAAGAAGAAAATAAAGCAGCAAACAGAAAATAAAAAATGCAGATTCTTATTTTTAATTCTTTATTTTCTGTAATAATTTTTCTTTTTTCTAAATTACAGAATTTTCTATCTTCATCTAATAACGAGTTAAGTTTAGAAAATTCTAAATCACCAGTATCATTAATTTTCATCTATAAAATCTCTAACTTCGTCATCTAACTCAATTTCATAACACCAGACGTTTTGTTCTAAATCTGAAGCATTGTTAATATTTATTTGTCCGATTCTTTCTTTATCATAAAGAAAATTAAAGTAAAAGCTTTCATGATTTGAAATTTTTTCTAAGAACAAAATATCATAATTAATATTAGAAAGAATAGGAATAAATAAGTTTAATAATGACAATGCTTTTTCTTTTTTCATTTAGTTTACCTTTTCAAAAAGATATAATATTAAACAAGCAAACAATTGTTAACGCTTGTTTTAATTTCATATGTTAATAAATTGTAATCTTTTGACAATCCATCGTGTTCTATATCACAAAAATTTACATTAACTGTTTTTTTATTTTTTCAAAGTCACAGAAATTGACGAAGTGCGAGGTTAAAAAAGATAAATAAAAAAATAGCTTAATGATCTAATATAAATTAAAACATTAAGCTAAGTTTAATATTAAACAATGGGCTCGCTGGGGATTGAACCCAGGATATCTCGTTTATGAGACGAGTGCCTTAACCACTTGGCTACAAGCCCAAAAGTCCGCACGGTGAGAATTGAACTCACATGCACCATTTACCTCATTTTAATGCACCGCTTATAAGACGGCGAGGATACGCGCGGAAAAATACACCCGGTAGGATTTGAACCTACGACCAATGGCTTAGAAGGCCACTGCTCTTCCACTGAGC